AAATACTTATTATGGCCTCACAAGCAGCGAGGCACACATGAACAAGATCAACTGGACACGGAAAGCAGTGAAGCAACTCGGCAAGATCAACAAGGCCGATCAGGTCAAGGTCTACGATGCAGCTCAAGCCCTGGCCCACATGCCGAACGTCCAGAACATCAAGAGCCTCAGCAACCACCAATACGGCTACCGACTCCGGGTAGGTAACTACCGAGTGATGTTCGACTGGGACGGCGGCGTAAAGATCGTGAATATCGAAGAGGTGAAAAAGCGCGATGAACACACCTACTAACGTACAAATCATCAACGGGCCGGATGGAACGCCGGCCTTCGTTGTCATCCCTTATGCCGACTACGTGAAGGACCACCCTCAAAAGGACCTAGTGCCGAATGAGGTCGTCGGCTACATGGTGAAAGAGGGCTTGACCCCTGCCGCAGCCTGGCGCAAACACCTGGGCCTGTCGCAGGCTCAGGTGGCCGAGCGAATCGGTATCACTCAGCCCGCCTATGCCCAGCAGGAGCAAGCAGCCAACCCGCGCAAAGCCACCCGCGAAAAGATCGCAGCGGCACTTGGCATTGCGCCCGACCTGCTGGATATCTGAGGCTGATGTGGTGGCGAGTCCTTGGAATTGGTGCGGAGGGCCGGTGCTTCCCGGCTTGTTGGTCTGGATCGCTGGGTCACGTACCCCAGACTCTCATCGCGTAGCCGATCAGGGAGCGCACGGCTTTGATCGACGCCACTACCGACTTAGCCCAGCTGCCTGGGCGGGTCATCCGCAGAAGCGAAAAACCCCAACACAATGGTCGGGGTTCGTCTGTGTCGCGCTGCTTGCAAGCTGGACACGCTGCTATGAAAACAGGTGTTTATCCGCGCGGAAAGCTTTTTATGCAGCCTCGCGCAATTGCTCCAGGGCGCAATCGATCCAGGCCACTCCAGTGTTGATCAGCTCACGCGCCTTGGCTTCACCCATCTTGTGCTCGCGAGCGATCCGCAGCGCCGGCCACTTAGCACCAAAGTACAGCCAGACGAAGCCGCCTATCTGCGGGTTGCGCTTGTTCAGCCTGGCTGCGGCGCCATCTACCGCAAGTGCTAGGTCGTCCGTGATCACGTATTGCTTGAGCCCTCCTTCCGCCGGAGCGTGCTCTTTCATAAGCGCATACAGCGGGCAGACATATTGAGGCACGCCCATGCCGTCCATGCGCCACCAGCCCCATTGCTCGAGCATGTACGCTGTATCACCAAGGGCCTTGTCTACATAGGTTCGTTTTTTCATGTCCTTCCCCCTCAATCCCCGGTGTAGTTGGTGCCGCCGGCGCCGCGCCGGTTGCTTCCCTGATATGTCGCCTCAGGCCCGGATGCCTGAGGGTTCTTCAACTGCTCGATCTGCCGGAGCGCTGCCCGCAGCCTCATGCTGAGCTGGGTCACCAGTTCATCAAGGGCCAGGGCCTCGCCGGTTGCAGCCGCCACAAAGCCCGAGGCATGGCAATGGCCGCACGGCAGTTCGTGAAACACACCCTGAGTGACCGCTCTCCCACGGCACAAAGGGCACTGAGCCAACTCGATCACTGCCTTCCTGAAGGCGGGGCCGTGGCTCTTCCTTGTCACTTTGAATCCTCGCCTATGGTTGTTTCCTGAATCCCGGCGCAGGCCTTGTGCTGCGCGGGCTGTGGGTCATTGCCCGAATCTGCGTTTCTACCCTCCTTCTTCCCATGAATGCGGTCGAAACCCTTGCTGTCGAGAAACGCGTGCCACTGCTCCAGGGCGGCACGCTTGCGCTCCTCGGCGGTGGTCTGGATGTACACCTGCACGTTGTGACCCATGGAGTGGTTGATCAGCAGCTCACCGATCAGGAAGTCGATGCCCTGGTCGGCCCAGCAGCCTCGGGCCAGCTTGCGCAGGTCGTGACTGGTCCACTCACCCCGCCCCAGGCGGGTGAACACCTCAGCGGCCTGCTTCTCGCTCAGGCAACGCCCGGACTTGCCAGGGAACAGGTAGCGGCCGGTGTAGCCCTGGGCCTGCTGGATCTCGCGGTAGGCGCTCAGCAGCGCGCACACCTGGTCGGTCAGCGGCAGCGAGTGCTCCACCCGGGTCTTGGTGTTTTCGGCGGGCAGGTACCAGCGGCGGGTAGCCAGGCTGATGTGAGGCCATTGGGCCATGCGGGTTTCCCCGACCCGGTTGCCGTGGCACAGCATCAACAAGGCCAGCATGGCGTCAGCGGGCGCTTGATCCATCACCTCGGTCAGCTGGGTCAGCAGGTCCTCGATCTGCACAGCGCGCAAGCGGGCGGCTTTGGGCTTGATACGGGCCTTGGTGAAGTCGCTGAAGCGCATCCCGGCCATGGGGTTGCCGGCGATCATGCCCAGGCCCTGGGCCTTCTTGAACGCATCGGCCAGCAGGCCAAACACCAGGCGCACGTACTCGAGCGACAACTGCTCCTGCAGCGGCCATACCAGCTCGCGATCCAGGGCGCGGCGGCTCACGTCGGCCAGGGCCAGGCCGCCCAGACGCGGTATCAGGTGCCGGGTGATGGCGGACTTGGCCGTGGCCTTGCGCTTGGCCGACAGGCTGCGGTTGCGCTCCAGCCGATCGGCGAACCAGGCCAGCAGCTCGCCCACCTGCTCCCAGCCAGACACGGTGGCCGGTGCCTCGGTGGCCAGGCGTTGGCGAATCTCCGGCAGTGCGGCCAGCACCACCTTGGTGGACTGGTCGGGGTAAGCGCCAATCCGGTGCCAGCGCTTGCGCACCACCAAGTACCAGGTGCCACGCGGACGGGCCTCAGTGAACCGGAAGCGCAAGCCGGGATAACGCGGGTCGCGCAGCAGCACGGCGGACAGGTCGTCGCTCCGGCGGCGCAGCTCGGCATCGGAGAACGCAATGACCGATGTCATGCGGCCACCGTGGCGGGCTGTGCCAGGTAAGCCCGAAGGCACTCCATGGCATCGAAGTGCCCACGACATACCACGGCCAGATAGCCCTGGTCGTTCAACCGACGAATGCATGCCTGCTGGCTGGGCGATACGGCCGCGGGATCGACCGTCGCCTTGAACTCGATGTAAAGGCCGAAATACCCACCACGGGCCATTGGCAGCACCAGATCGGGGATGCCAGCTTTCACGCCCTGCGCCTTGAGTTTGGCGGCGACCTCCTTCAGCCGGTGGCCGCCGTTTGGTACGTGGTACATCAGCTCGAATACGTCGGGATAACGGAGCTCAATTTCCTTCATCAGCGCAGCCTGTTCAGGTCCTTCGCGGTCCACGCGCTTGGCTGTCGGCTTCTTGGATTTGTATGCGCGGAGTGCACTCATGCGACCAATACCCCCTCGCTGATCAGGATGGCCTGGGTGCGCATCACGCCCTCGGCGTGGAACTGCCGGACGGTGTCGCGATCAATGATGCCGCTGCGACCGTCGCACGCGTCGTGGCAAGCGCTGCAGGCCCAGGCGCCTTGCATGTCGTGCGGCTTGATGCCCACGCCACAGGTCCCGGCCATGCGGTAGTGGGCCAGGACGGTGGTTTCGGGATTGCCGTTGCACACGCCAGGGATTCGCACCTGGCAGTCACGGCCACGGGCGGCCTTGGTCAGTTTGGATTGGCGCATGGATCGCCTCCTTGCAGGTCGATGACGGTGAAGGCGCCGGGCCACATCCGGGCGCCGTGCGCCTGGGCCAACGCCTCTTCGCGGTACAGCGCCACGGGCTGCCGGGCACCATAGGAAATGTCGAGCTGGTCGCTACGGCAGTAGAGCGCGTAGCGGTACTCGGCGAGGTTAGGGGTGAGCAGCGTGCTCATGCCGCGACCTCCTTTCGGCGATAGCGGTCCGACAGCGGGCGGTCGCTGGCCGGCTGCGCCTTCACAGGCGGCTGCCAGCTGGGGGACAGGTTCTCGAAGCGGTTGTACTGGCCCAGGAAGGCTGCACGGACGGTGCCGGTCTCGATGTCGCGGCCCTTGCCGATGATGATCTCGGCCACGCCCTTGTACTCGCTGTTCTCGTGGTAGACCTCGTCGCGGTACACGAACAGGATCACGTCGGCGTCCTGCTCGATTGCCCCGGATTCGCGCAGGTCGGAAGGCACCGGTCGCTTGTTCGGGCGTTTTTCGCACTCGCGGGACAGCTGGCTGAGCAGCACAACAGGAATGCCCAGCTCGCGGGCGAGTAGCTTGCAACCGCGGCTGATGCTACTGACTTCCTCGGTGCGGTTGCCGCCTTCACCGTCCATCAGCTGCAGGTAATCGATCACCAGCAAGTCCAAGCCGTAGCGCAGCTTGTGGCGGCGTGCCAGGGATCGGATGCGCCCCACAGTTCCGCCCGCGCGGTCAGCGATGAACAGATTCGCCTGTTGCACCCTACGCGCACCAATCCCCAGCTCGTTCGCATGGGACTGGCAAGCGGAACCGTTCTTGATCAGGTTGAGCGGGACGCGCCCCTCCGAAGCCACAGCGCGGTCGATCAGCTGGCTTTTGCTCATCTCCAGGCTGACCACCAAGGCCGACTTCTTCTGGCGCACTGCGGCATCGAGGGCAAACCCCATGGCCAGAGTGGTTTTGCCCATGGCAGGGCGGCCGGCAACGATGATCAACTGCTCCGGCTGCAGGCCGCCCAACTTCGCATCCAGGTCATCCAGCCCAGTGGACAGGCCGATCAAGGTCTCGCCGCGGCAATGGCGATCGTGCCGCTCCTGCCAAACTTCCACCTGATCAGCCATCAAGTCAGCAGCCTTCACGACCTCCTCGCCATCGCAGCCCGAGTCGATGGCCATGGCGGCGGCCTGTACCGCTGCGATCTTGTCCTGGATGTTCCCGCCGCTCTGGACGATCTCCAGGGTCTTGTCGCTCAGGTCGTACAGGGCGCGCTCGATGGCACGCTCACGAACGATGCCCGCATAGGTGCCGGCGTTGGCCACGCTGGGGGTGTTGGCGACCAGGGAGGCGCAGTGACCTAAGGCCTTGTCGCCGTTGTCGAGCATGCCGATGTGATCCGCGACGGTCAGCAGGTCAACGGCCTTGCCAGCAGCGCGCAGAGCCATGATTCCGCGAAACACCTCGGCGTTCTCGGCGAAGTAGAAAGACTCAGGCGTCAGGTCGTCGGACAGGGTGTCGATCAGCTCCGGGCGCTGGAGCATGGCACCCAGCAGGCCGTGCTCGGCTTCGGCGTTGTAGGGCTCACGCATGGTAATTGCCCTCCACCACCTTGACGAAGTTGGACGGAGCGATCAGCCAGTCGAAGGTTGCGCGGAAAGGCTTGGAGCCGTTGCGGCCAGGAACCTGGCCCATCAGGAACTGGGAGGCCTTGACCTGGCAGAAGTAGTCAGCCCAGAAGCCCAGGTCACGATGGACCTCGCTCTCACGCCAACGCGCCTGCAGGGCACGCTTGCGGCCGTCGTTCAGGATGGCCACGGCTGGGAGTTCAGGCAGTGCCTTGTGATACAGGTCGACAATGTCCTGGTACGGACAGGCTTCCATCGCTGGCTTTTGCCGAGCCGGTTTCGCTTGGGCTGGTTGACGCTCGGCGTCGACGACTACTCCGTCAGGAGTAGTATTTGTATTTCTTTCTTTATTGTGTGGTAGAAACGCCACATTGGACGTGTTGGAAACGCCACACTGTGGCACTTCTTTTGGCTTGTTCGGATGAGTGTTTTTCTTGTCGATCTTCCACTCGCCGACCGGGGCAAAACCGATTGGGCTACGGCTACCGCCGTCGCGGTAAATCACACCCTGGCGGATCAGCTCGCAGATGGCACGGGACACGTCCTCGCGGCGAATGCCGGACATCTCAGCGATGTACGACGCCGCAATGCAGGCGCTCTCAAGGTTGTAACCAGCGGTTTGGCGATGGATTGCCAGGGCGACACGAAGCTCGCGGCCTGACAGCTCAGCCCCGATCAGGGCCTCGTACAGGTCGTTGTCCATTCGGGTGAATCCGCTTTTCGATTGGATGGGGGTGACGATGCTCATGCCCCACCTCCGCACAGCGATGCCCGCAGGTGCTCGACGCACTCACGACGGAGCGCGGCTTTCGAGGCGGCTGCGTACTGGAAGCGAATCATTCGCGCGGCATGGAGTGCGGCGGACTGGTGGTAGGCTTTCTGGTGATTTGCTACGGTATTGCTAGCGTCCATTGCTGAATGCATAATGGCCCCCGTTGTTGTTTCAGAAGACCGCCCTGCCAGGCGGTTTTTTTATGCCCGCAATTCGGGCGTTATGGGTGTCCGGTGCATCCGTGGTAGCTTTTTGCTTCCACACAACAAGGTCCAAGGAGACCGGACATGTCAGATGATTTGGTGTTGAACCCCGTTGCCGGCTGGGATGTGCGAACGGTTGAATCCATGCAGTTGGTGCTTCTAGAACTCGGGTTCATTTCGACCCCCTTCCAGCGCCCAGAAGAAGCTCAGAAAAGTCCGATCTATGCGCTGACGCTTCCACAGGCGAAACAGCTGATCGATGTACTGCAAAGGTCTGTGCAGGCTGTAGAGCGTGCTGGGATATCGTCTCCCCAAGGGCCGAAGCACTGACCGAAAACGGGGCGAGCTCAATGCTCGCCTTTTTGGCCTCCCTTCCAATCTCCATCTGCTCTCTCCTACTGGTTACATTCACAGGTGTTTTGGTCATCTACTGGCGCAATGCCAGGTCATCCATAATTCCCATCAAGCCGCGCCGAGCTCAGGCCAGATAACTCTCCAGTCATCAGGGCGAAGTTGCTGGCGAGTAACGGCACCACGGCTGGCTACCTCGGTCTTCGCAGCCATCTCCGCAGATGCTGTCTTGTGCCCGTAGGCGATAAGCCGCAGGTAGGCCCGAGACGTGCCGGTTTGAGCTACCTGCTCATCTGTCGCCGTCTTGAGCCACTCCAGCAGCCCGGTTTTTTTGGTCCGCATTTCGGGCCTCCGTCGTAGTCCACTCGATTATTACCGCTGGGTAATGATTAAACAATACCCACAGGGAATTTACCTTTTGGTAACGGTCACAGATCATTGCTCGATGGAAATTTCAGACATTCGCCGCGACAATCTGCGGCTACTCATGAACTCGCGCTTCGAAGGCAAGCAGGCCCGTATTGCTGATGCCTTGGGGAAAAGCGCCAACTACATCTCGCGCTGCCTGGCGGGGCCTGACAGTTCAGGTGCCAAGAAAATCGGGGAGGATCTCGCCCGAGAGATTGAGGAAACCCTCGGTCTTCAGCGCTATGCCATGGATCAACCAGGTCTCGTCAGCAAGCAGCCGACTGTTGAGGCAAACGCTGAGTTCATCGGCTCCTTCGACGTCTGGGACGACGACACACCACTGGGCGACGATGAGGTCTATGTGCCGTTTCTAAAGGAAGTAGAGCTGTCCGCTGGCCAGGGACGCACCGTGGTACAGCAGTCGAGCAACCGGAAACTGCGGTTTGGGAAATTGACGCTTCGCCGACAGGGCGTTCAACCGAGCGACGCAGTTTGCGTAACTGTCAGCGGTAATAGCATGGAGCCTGTCTTGCCTGATGGCAGTACTGCCGGCGTGGACCAGGGCAGAACCACTGTGGTTGATGGGAAGATGTATGCGATCAACCATGCAGGGCAGCTTCGGGTCAAGACACTGTACCGGCTACCTGGCGGTGGAATCCGGCTCCGCAGTTTCAACCGAGAGGAGCACCCGGACGAGGAGTACTCGGCCGAGGAACTCGTTTCTAACCAGATAATTGTGCTTGGCCGGGTGTTCTGGTACTCGGTCCTTCTGTAGACCACCTCAAGAATGAAGCCCGCTGATGCGGGCTTTTTTTTGCCTTCTAGAAAAAAGATTACCCGCGGGTATTGACGCATATCGTTACCCGCAGGTAACTTTAACTCATCGCCGGATAGACACCGGCCAGCAACGAAGGCAGCGATGGACAGGCCTCAACGGTCCAGAGGGGTGGCAACTGCCCCGGGCGTGCAGCGTAAAGCGCCGATGCAGTTATCCAGCGGGAGAAAAAGCCGAAAGGCCCGCGGCTGGAGGAACAACCAGAAGATTGCCGCGCAACTGACGCCAGTAGCGGGTCGCGGCAGATTTCACCGGTTGGCCTTGGCGACAGGGCCAGCACCAAAGCCGCTTCACCGAGGCTGCTTTGATGCATAGGAGATCAATATGGCTAGAGGATTGGTTTTCGGGATAGGCATAAACGACCTCCCTCGCTATCACAGCTGCCCCTTCTACAGCAGGTGGAAAGGCATGCTTAGGAGGTGCGTCGGCGACAGAGCATTCGGCCCATATGACGGATGCAGAGTCGCTGATGAATGGCTTGTGTTCAGCGCCTTCATGGATTGGATGAAGGATCGACCATGGATGGGTAACCACCTGGATAAAGACATTCTCAGGCCATCGGAAAAACTCTACTGCCCGGAAACGTCGGTGTTTGTACCGGCTTATGTCAACTCAATCCTGATTGAGCGCGACTCTGGGGTATGCGGGCTACCGATAGGCGTTTCAACAACCATGCGCGGTAAACCCTACATGGCAAGGGTGCGCTGGCTGGACGGAAGCCGCACCAGTGTCGGCAGCTTTGACTGCCCGCACGAGGCGCACAGGGCCTGGGCAACCGCCAAGGCCGGCGTCATCCGGCAAGCGGTAGACCAATACCGCACGACCGACAGATTCGACGAGCGTGTCTGCGCCGCCCTTCTGGATAGGGCGGATCAGCTCGCTGCAACCTGAAATCAACCGCCCTGGAGGGCAAGAGGATGGCTAAGCGGCCAACCAACAGGATCAAGTTCAAGCTCTGGCACGGCGAAGGCTCCATGGAATACGACGGCAGCATCGCCGACGGCCTGTACTACGGGGCATGGCAGCTTTCGCTGGCCGCTCGGCAGATCTTGATCAACAAGCTGATTGAGCAGCAGAAGAAGGCTGCCGAAGAGACAACCAGCGCCACGACAGCCTGTCGTTAACTGCCCGATGACCTGCCCAGCAGGCCGCATCGGAGTGGGATCGGATGAGCTGCAAGCAAACAGCGGGGTGGCCACCTCGGCGCGCGTATGCGGTCGATTGCCCAGCCTTCACGATCCCACCCCGATGCGGATGAGTACACGCCGCCCAAGCGGCCCCCTGCATCCCTCTCGCGCAAGGCTAATGCGTACGGACAGCAGACGGAGGTTAAAGCCCTCGCCGGAGACGTAACCGGCCCGATCTGTCTGGCTCCCCATCACCAGGCTGCATCGGTCGTGGCGTTCGCCCTCCCCCTGGTCCGGGAGGTACACGGCAGCGAGCGTCACGACCAATGCAGCCCACCGAGGACACTTCATGGAAACGATCACTTGTGGCTCATGGATAGGCCAGCTCGGCAAGGCGCTGGCTCCCCGCGAGCTTGAAGCATTGCTGTGGGTGGCCCAAGGCCT